GCTTTGCCGACCTCGCCGGCTCGCCGCCGCGCGCCACCAACGTCAAGCAAATCGGCGATTTCCTGTTTCTGTCCGGGTTGGCCGATAACGTCGGTTACAACAGGCGCAGCATCATCTGGTCGGCGATCAACGATATCACCGGATGGATCATCGGCCTTAACCTCTGCGACACCCAACAGATGCCGGACGGAGGCCCGGTCATGGGCGTGGCAGGCGGGGAGATCGGCTATATCCTGCAGGATCGTGCAATCCGCACACTGCAGTTCATGCCCGGCGACACCACGTACATCTTTAGTATCTCGCGGGTGTTGGACGACCGCGGCTGTGTCTCGAAATACGGCTTCGACAGCATCGGCAACGTGCTGTATTTCGTGAGTGAGGATGGCTTCTATAGCATGACCGGCCAGCAGGTGACGCCGATCGGTCAGGACAAGGTCAACGAGTGGTTCCTGGCTAATTCCGACATGACCCGGCGCAATGTCATTCATTGCCTTGCCGGCGTGAACAAGCCGCGGGTGGTGTGGGTCTATCACTCTGGCGATAGCGCGCAGATGTACGATAAGCAGATTATCTTCGATTGGAGCAATGGTCGCTGGGCCAAATCATCTGTATCTGCCTGGATTTGGGGATTGCTGGCCTCTGACAGCCTCGACCTCGATACGACCGGCCCGGAGACTGGTGATGATCTGCTAGATAGCACCGCACCATCGCTCGACAGCTTCGGCTATGTCGGTGGCCGACCGCTGATTGGCGCCATCAATCCCGGGGGCTTTCTGTCGGCACTCACCGGACCAAATTTGCCGGCCACCATGGAAACCGCCGAGGTGCATCTGTCGCCTGGCATGCGGTCTTTTGTCAGTGATGCCTACCCCCTCGATGATGTGCGCGATGATGCGTCAGGCACGGTTGCTGCCGGCACCCGCGAGCGGCTGCAAGATGCGTATATGTGGGAAAGCCCGGTGATGATTGAGATCACCGGCTCGGCGGCGCTGTATTCGTCGGCGCGGCTAATGCGCTTTCGCCGATTCATTCCAGCGGCTACGGCGTGGACCCACGCACAGGGCATCGTGATCGAGGCGCAGCAGGATGGCACAGTTGCATGAACGTATGGGCACCGCCGCCATTCCGCATCAAATTTGATGAGGCCCGTGACCCCTACACTGCGCGCAATGCACTCGGTATTACCGCCAGCAGTGGTGGCGGCGTAACATCAGCCACGCCGCCGCTGTTCATCACTGGTGGCGTGATTTCAATCGGTGCTGTCTCATGGACGGCCTACACGCCAACACTGGCGGCCGGCAGTGGCACGCTGACATCGGCCGCTGCCACGGGGCGGTACTTCCAGATCAGCAATAATGTGAGCTTCAGCATCCGCATTGCCATCACCACCAACGGCACCGCGGCCACCTACATCACCGCCACCTTGCCGGTGACGGCCTTCGCTGCCAGTCAGGCGCTGGCCGGCTACCACGAAACCAACACTGAGGTGATGTCGGCGGTGATCCTATCCAGTGCTCCGACAGTCGCACGGATCAAGAATTCCGCCGGTGAATATCCCGGCGCAAACGGTGCAGCGTTTGTTATCTCTGGAACCTATGAGGCGGCCTGATGCCCGGTGAAAACATTCAAGATTGGAGCACAACGGCGGCGACCAATGCCACCGCCGACACCCTGATCAATTGGGCCGAGGGCCAGCCGCGCGCGAGTGTGAACAATTCCGCGCGCTCGATGATGGCCGCGCACGCCAAGAACCGCAACCTGCTGAATGGTTCGATCACCACTGGCGGCACGGCCAACGCGCAGACGTTCACATCTGGCGTGACCTATACGACCGTGCCAACCGGCTTGACGGTGCGGCTCAAGGTCGGTGTGACCAACACCGGCGCCACCACGCTCAACATGGATAGTATTGGTGCCGTTGCGATCAAGGATCAATCCGGCAACGACATTGGCGCCAATGCGCTACTGCTCAATCGCTATGTTGATCTGCTCTACGACGGCACCAATTGGATTTTGCTTTCGGCCAGCGGCGCAGCAACGGCGCCGTTTGACGCGCTTGCTTTTAGCGGGATGCAGATCAACGGCGCGATGGAGATAAGCCAGGAGAAGGGCACGACCGCGACAGCATTTACCTCCAATCACATTGTTGACGGTTGGATTGCGGTCAAAAGTGGAACAATGGTCACTAGTGGACAGCAGGTTGCTGATGCCCCGGTTGGTTACACCAATTCCCTGAAAGTCACGGTTTCCACTGCCCAGGCAGTTCTTGGTATCGGGGACTACACAATCATTGCTCAGAAGATTGAAGGGTTCAGAAGCTCGCGCCTGCAATTCGGAACGGCCAACGCACAATCTGTTTCCATCGGGTTTTGGACGAAAATCCATCGTGTTGGCAGCTATTCCGGTTCGCTTCGAAATGCTGCCGATAACCGAAGCTATGGGTTCACGTTCACGCAGAACGTGGCAGACACCTGGGAATATAAGACGGTCACCATTCCAGGCGATACCAGCGGAACGTGGATTGGAAACACAAACGGTGTTGGATTGCTGCTGAGCTTCTGCATGGCCGCCGGCACCGCATTCACCAACACTGCAAATGTATGGACTGCCGCGAGCTTGATTGGTGTCACCAGTACGACGAACGGCGTTGCGGCCACAACGGATACGTTCCAGATCACCGGCGTTATTGTTCTTCCCGGTGCTGATCTGCCGGCAGCAACCCGTGCCCCGTTCATCATGCGGTCCTATGATCAGGAATTACTGATCTGCAAGCGATATTTTCAGCAATCGTTCGTCATAAACTCAAATGACGGCGTCGGTGGCGGCATGGCGGTTGTCTTATATTCGACGCGGGCGGCTTCTTCGGGAGTGTGGCCGGTTGAAATGCGCGCAGCGCCATCGCTGACAACATATAGTCCATCGACCGGGGCGACTGGGAACCTATGGTTTCCTGGGATTGCTGATGTGGCGATGTCCTCTGTTCCATCTGTGACGGCCAAAGGTTGGGGAGCCTTCTTCGATGCTCCGACGAGCATGCTGCCCATCGGGCAAACGGGTGTTTTCAACTGGCGCGTGGATGCGAGGCTGTGATGGCTGATTATCGACTGACTGCAACCGACAAATATGTGGTCCGCACCACCGATGGTGCGACTATTCCGAACGATCCCGATAACCGTGATTGGGTGGAATATCAGGAGTGGCTGGCCGATGGCGGCGTGCCCGATCCCTACGTGCATCCAGTAATAGAGCCTATCGAGAACACCTCCGATTTTATCGCGAGGTTCACGAATGCAGAATACGCCAAGCTGGGGAATGTGAAGGTGCTTGATGCTCAGGCCAACAAGGTGGGCATCAGCAAGAACTGGGACATCGTCGTGCTCGCGGACACTATCAATCTCAGCAATCAGAAGGCCCAGACGCTCAAGAGCCAACTTGTAACGACGGGAGTGCTCACTCAAGCGCGGGCCGATGAGATTTTCAGTTAGGCCGTGAAGTTATTTCCGATCCCGCTGTCAGACCACGAAGCCTGGGCACACCACTGGCTACCGTTCCTGCCGCGCATTGCGCAACGCTCGCATGAGAGCATCGCCGACCTGATCGGGCAAATCCGGCGGATCGAGGTGCGGCTGGTGCTGGTGATGGACGGCGAAATCGCGCAGGCGCTGATCGGTGTTCGCGTTCATCAAATGGACGGCAAGAGTTGCGGCGACATCATCTGGACCGCCGGCTTCGGCCGCGAGCAGTGGCAAACCCTGTTGCCTGAATTAGAGCAGATGCTGCGCGATGCCGGCTGCGTCATGTGCCGGCCGATCGCCCGCCCCGGCTGGTCGCGGCACCTCAAGCAGCACGGCTACAAGCTGAAACACGTCATCATGGAGAAACCGCTATGAGCAGCGGCGGCCAGCAACCAGTCACGCAGCAAACCCAGCAAACCCGCGATCCGTGGGGGCCGGCGCAGCCGCAATTGCAACAGTCGATGAACCTTGCCCGTTGGTATTCCGACAACGACATCGGCTACCAACCCTATGCCGGGGCAACGGTAGCGCCGCAGGATTACAATTCCCAACTTGGACTAAACAACCTAGCAGCGATGTACACCGCTAACATTGGCGGTACGCCGGGTGTAAATGCTGCACGCGATCTCGGCACCAACGTAATCCAGAACCAAGGTTTTAGCCCGGAATTGCGCTCGCTCTACGAGCAAGCGCAGGGCGATCAAAATCCCTACCTGCAGAACATGCTTGATACTAGCAACCGGCAGATCAGCAACAAAATCGGCTCGTCCATGAGCGGCGCTGGACGCTATGGCAGCGGGATGCACACCGACGTGGCGGCCCGCGCGATGGCGGAAAGCGCGGACCCGATCCTGGCGCAAGACTACGCCCGCCGACAGCAACAGATGCAGAGTATTGCCACCGGCGCGCAGCAAAACGCGGGTCAATGGTCGCAACTGATGCCGCAGCTCGACGAGGCCCGCCTGGCTGGGGCGCAGGGAATGGCGGGTATCGGACAATTCTATCAGGAGCGTGCCCAGAAATCACTCGATGATCAGATCAAACTGTACAACGCGCAGCAGGCGCGGCCGTGGGAGCAGGTGGCGCGCCTGAATGCAATCGCGGGCGGTGCGGGGGCTCTGGGCGGAACGCAGTACGGCACGCAAACCACACCGATCAACCAGCCGTCGACCCTGCAGAAGCTGTTCGGCGGTGCTGCTGCCGGTGCCGGCATTGGTGGCTCGTTCGGCGGGCCGGCGGGGGCGGGCATAGGTGCGCTCGGCGGCGGACTTCTGGGTCTGCTCTGATGCCGCTCGGCTCCTGGTATTCGCAACTACCGCCGTTTGGGTGGTTCGATCCCGGTGACCGCCCCGGATCGAACGCACTCGGCGTGCCGGACAGCCAACAGGGCATTGCGCTGCCGACGCGGCGCGGACTCGGCAAGTGGTTTCTGGTCACGCCACCGGGGCAAAATCAGCCGTTTCCGCTGCAGCAGACCGACACCGGCCCGGCTCCGTATACCGGCCGCGGCGTGGATATCAGCGCCGCCGGTGCCCGCCAGATGGGCTACAACCCGAAGAATTTTCCCACCGATGCAAATTTCAAGGTCGAGCCGATCGACACGACCGGCTTGGGCCTGGCCGCCGGCTACATGGGCGGCGTTCCTGGCCAGAACGATACAGCGGTTGCCGAAGGGCCAGCACAGCAGAGGCGGAAGACAATGCCGAATAGCCTCATGGATATGTTCCAGGCGCGCGATCCTGCCGGGGAGCCGTCGAGTTTCGCCGATAACCTGCAAGCCCGATCCAATTCCCTGATCGGCCTCGGCCTCGGCCTGCTGCAGCCGTCCAACCCGCTGCGCGGCCAATCCTCCTGGGGCAACGCCCTGGAAGGCTTCCAGGCCGGCGCCGGGCTCGACGCCCGCACCGCGGCCGAGGCGGCAAGGCTGCGGCATCAAAAATCGCAGGACGCCCGCCAGGCCGCCATGGATCGCTTCAGCATGGGCATGCGGGAGAAGGAATTCGCGCAAGGCGCGCTAACCCCATACCAGAAGATGGAGGCCGATATTGCCCGGGCCAAGGGCACGCCGCAGGAGCAACAGGTTACGGATTTCTATCGCAAGCAATTGGACGCCGGCCCGCCGGAAACGCGCGAGGTGTTTGATCCCACGCTTGGGCGCAATGTCGTACAGGAGTGGGACAGCCGCAGCAGGTCATACAAGACGGCCACCATGGGTGGTGGCGCGACCGGAACGGCACCGGCCGATCCGTTCGCTGCTGGCGCTGGCCGGCCGGTCTACGGCGAGGGCGGCGACTACAGTAGCCGATCGGCCCCGGCAACCACCGGCACACAGGGGCAACCTGTGCTGCCGCCCAAGAAGCCGCTAACGGCGCATGAGCAGACCGCGATTGATGACGCCGACAAGGCTGTAATTGCAAATCGAGGAGTGGTCGGCACGCTGCAAGATGCCAAGCGGCTATCGAAAAGCGCATTTTCAGGGCTTTTCCCGATGCAGCGCGCGGAGGTCAGCGCCAACATTCCTGATAGCCCATTGCTCCCAGGCAGCAACCAACCGGCAAAAGACACGCTGCTACTGCATAACTCCGTTATCAGCCAAGCCGTCGATCAGTTAAAGGCAACATTTGGCGGCAATCCGAGCGAGGGCGAGCGCAAAATCCTGCTCGATCTGGCGGGCTCGATGACTGCACCTGACGATGTTCGGCAAGAAATCTATGACCGAGCGATCAAGGCGGCCAATGCCCGGTTGGAATTGAACCAGCGCCGCGCGCAGGAAATCCGCGGCGGCACCTATTACAGCCCCGGCGGGGATCGGGCAGCAACCCCAGGCGCCACAACCTCGGCTCCGCAGGCGGCACCACCGGCCCCGGCCATTCGGGCACTTAAGAACAATCCCAAGATGCGCGACGAATTCGATGCCAAGTACGGTGCGGGCGCCGCCATGCGCGCTTTGCGCGGGGAATAGGCAATGGCCAACTACTTCGACCAGTTTGACGAGCCAGCCAGGCTGCCATCGCCTAAGGCGGGTGGGTCAAACTACTTTGACCAATTTGATGAGCCGGCTGCAGCGCCGGAAAAGCCGTTCCTCGAAAAGGTCGGCAATTTTCTCAGCAAGGTTTACAACGACCCGCCGCCCAGCATTGCTGCGGCGCGTGATGTCATAAAGGGCGCCCCAGCCGCTGCCACCGAGCTAACCTACGGCGCCGATCCGCAAGCCGCCGAGCAGGCCGCCGGCACGATTGCTCAGGGCGCCCAGATGGGACTCGGCTTCCGCGGCCTCGGGGGCGAGGGGGTGCTTGGCCGTCGTATCTCCACTGGAAAGTCTGCCGCGCCCGTGCCTACGCCAGTGCCGCCGGTGGGGTCGGCATCACAGGAGGCCGTAGAGGCGGCAGCGAGGGGCGGCTACACGCTGCCAAAATATGTCGCCACCGAGGGCACCGTCACCCCACAGGTGGCTTCGAGCCTCAAGAATGTGCCATGGGGCGGCCAGCCGATTGTCCGCACCCATGACGAACTTCTGGCCAATATGGGCCGCTCGGCCAGCGAGATCGCGCCTGGTGCCGGGACCGTGGAAACGGCTGGACAAGCCGCCAAGGCGGGCCTGACCGATTACGTCAAAGCCGGAAGCAAGGGCGAAGTCAGCGACGCCTACAAGGCCGTGGATGCCCTGATTAACCCCGAGGTGCGGGTGCCGCTAACCAACACCGCGTTGGCGGTGCGGGAATTGCGCGCTCGCCGTGAGAATGCTCGCATCCCTGGCGACAGCAATGCGGTCAAGCTGGTGTCGGAGGCGGTCAAAGACCCACTGGTAGACATTCCGCCGGAATTGCGCGCTGGCATCATGCGCCGTAATCCCGAGGTACTTGAACAGCCCGGCCTGAATTATCAGGGCATCAAGGATTTGCGCTCGCATCTTGGCGATAAGACCAATTTCCAATTGGCCGCCGAGGGCATCGACCCCAAAGAAAAGAAATTCCTCTACGCGGCTTTGAGCAAGGATTTGGGAAAGGTTGTTACCGAGGCGGGCGGCCCGGAAGCCTACTCGGCCTGGCGCAAGGCCAATGTGCTGCACACCGTCGCCAAGGGCGAAGAAAAGAAGCTGTCAAAAATCCTAGGCGTGGCGACCGAGGCCGGCCCGGAAGCGGTCTTCAACCGGCTGGTGACCTTTGCCAACAGCAACGCCGGGGCCGACATGGGCCGCCTGCGGCTTGCGCGCCGCGCCATGGGACCGGAAGCCTGGGGCGAGATATCCCCGGTGCTGATCGATCGGCTTGGCCGGGCGGCGCCAGGAGAGGATTTCAGCCCGGGCCGGTTTGTCACCGCCTGGAACAAGATGTCGGGCGCAGCCAAGAGCGAACTATTCACCGGACAGCAGGCCGCTGCTCTGAGCGATCTCTTCATTGTTTCCAAGCACATTCAGGATCGCATTACCCGCTTTGGTAATCCAAGCGGCACCGCCCGCGGTGGCATCATCGGCCAGGGCATCACCGGCGGGGCGCTGTTTGCCGAGCCGGTTTCAACGATCACGGCCATGGTTGGGGCAAGACTGGCCTCCGAGGCGCTATCGCGGCCGGCGGTGGTGCGGGCTGCTACTCAAGCTGCCAGGGCATCACTTTCGCGCAACCCGGTCGCTACCCGCCGCGCGCTGGAGGTTTTGCGTGCCGCTGTACAGGCGGAAGGCTTGTTGCCCAAGCAATCGCCGCAGGATCAGCGACAATATGCCGGCCCGCAGAATTTCGAGGCTGCGGTGCGCGGCGATCTGCAACAGCAATTCCCCAACGAAAGCCCGGAGCAGATCGACCGGCGGGTGCGAGCCGTCGTCGGGCAAATGACGAGCGGGCAGACGTTCTTGCCCGAGGTGCAGGGCGGGGTGCGGATCAACCAGCCAAATTGGGAAAACTTCCTCGCTGCACAGCCAGGTTCCGCCAACATCATCGATAGGAGATAGCTATGTCGATCGGTCTTTTGTTCTGGGTGCTCATGGTTCTCTGGATCGT